AGATTCATTACTCGATTTAACGAGAGCCAACTGTATATGTTGTTCTCTTGTAAATTTACCAAGCTTTTCATTTGGATCTTGGCCTGCATCTATTACGACCATTGCAGTCATAAGTTTTGTGATACTTGCAATTGAGCGAGACTCATCCATGCTCTCGCCCTGAATTATCTTACCATTACCATCAGCAACAAGCCACGTACTAGCAGTTACTGTCATAGAAAAGGCATTACCCGTTATGAGTAATGCCGATAATAATATAGACTTCATAAGTAATCTTTACTTGGTACACGACCCATTATCTTATAATTGTTTCCTGAGCCTAGCAAACAAGCTATCTCAGTACTATATTCGACCAATGACCATGTCTTTGTAGCAGGATTAACTGTTAAAACAATTTTATTTGGAAATGAATCTTGGTCAAATACCATGAGTATTGTCTCACGGTATTCTTCAAATATTGCGTCAAACATTTCTTTTGCGTGCATACACAAAACAGGTTTGCTCATTTCTTTACTACAAGCAATTGTAGATAAAGTTAATAGCAGTAATAATATAATTTTTTTCATAATGGTTGCGGACCCCAGAGTCGAACTAGGAACTAAGGATTATGAGTCCTTTGTGATACCATTTCACTAATCCGCGGTATTAATTATTTATAGTCTTATTTGCCCTGGCCTCGATAGGCCTTGTAGCTTCGTTTCTGAGTTTTATTCATTGACGATGTTTTTGCTCTGCCACCTTGTTTAGTACGCTTTTTAAAGCTTGTTACTTTTTTATCACTCATAATATATTCTCCTTATTTTGTAGCAACGTCTGTAATTTGTAATGAAGCTATTGCACGAGCATAATCTTTAATCATTGAATCGTGCGCATCTTCCATCCATATAATTTTATTTTTATTAATGTGCAATGTATGCTTTATCACATATGGTGAGTAGGGGAACAATGCCAATTGCAGATCTCCCTCTGGATTTTTTGGATCCCGAGCCATTGATAAATGAAAGGGTTTTTGTACTGTAATTTCTTCTTTACCTATTACAACATCAGCAATTAGTTCTTCGCCCGAAATTAATTTTAAAATTTTAGTAGTCATTTTTTCTCCATGTCAATAACATTATAACATATTTTTATTTATAATCAATACTATTGGACAACTAGGGCCGAAGCCCTAGTGTTTTTATGAACCCGTTCCAGGATATTTATTCCTGCGAGTAGCCAATCGTTGTCGTACTTCATGTACGATTTTAATAAAAGCTCTAATGAATTTCATATTAAACCTCTACGCACTAATACCTGCATTCTGGCTTCTAGATCTTTATGATCTACAGAATCTCCCAAATACATATCAATCTCTTTTTGATACGATGGAGTAAAGGCTTTTTCAACCCACGACCAAAAGTCTTTTATTGAAGGCACATGAGTTCCTTCAAATTCTTTTAGATCATTATTCATTATAGCACCCGATCTTCTACAGGATCTTCTGTAAGAAATTGCGGCTTAGATTTCTTTGCAGGCTTTGTGCTTGCATCGGCATCTTTAACTTCAATTTTCTTGGGTTTTTTATGTTCTGGAATAATTCTTTCCAAACATACTTTAAGCATACCATTAAACATTTCAGCATCTTTAACTTCAATTTGATCTTCAAGTGCAAATGTACGGGTAAATGCTCTGTTAGCAATACCTTTAAATAAGAAGCTTTCTTCTGCTTCTGTATTGTGTACGTTGCCCTTAATAATCATCTTACCATTATCAAGTTCAATTTCAATATCCTGTCTTGCAAATCCAGCGACTGCAATTTCAATAACATAAGTGTTATCGCCAGTTTTCTTAATGTTGTAAGGTGGATAGTTTGGAATGCTCTTTGTTAGATCATCATGAATCTTTGCCATCTTATTAAATTGATCGTCAAAGCCTACATATAATTTATCAAAGTCTTTGAACATATCACGCCCAAATACATCTTTAACAAATGTCATTTTGATTCTCCCTTTTTATTTGTTATACCACTAATTGTATTTGCAACTGTTTCTGAAGCAATGTTCATTACATCGTTGGCAGACTTAGCAACTTGCTTTGTAAAAACACGTTGTGCTTCTACAAAATCAACTAGGGGTTTTTGAAGGGAATCTTCCTTGACTGTTTGTTTGAGGAAGTTGATTTTGGCGTCTTGAATTGAATCGATAGCCATGTTTGCGTAAAACATATAGTTCTCCTATTAAGCGAGTTTATAATTTTGCTACCCCGAAGGCATAGCGTTAATCCTGCTTACTGACTACAGGGGCACCATACGTTGTGCCAGCTTTAGACGTTCCCAAGGTAGTGGGACTTAAATTAGTTCGGCTTCTGGTTTATACAGCCCACACCGATTGCTGCGTTTCCCATCCCGGGGATATAATTATTTATACAGATTATTGTTCTGTAGGTTGTTTTTTCTTACCAATATTATATTTTGTTTGTAGAGACCATTCATTTTTATCTTTGAATGCGATTACTTTGATCTGCGATAATGGCGCCAAATCAGTAAATTTCTCTGGACTAATAACTTGTACCAATCCCCAATCTATTAGCAACTTGGCAATTGTGTTACGTCTTTGTAAATCGTTCTCTGTTAAATCAGCGGATTTGCCATCTAACGCAAATAATTCTTTAAAGTGTACAATAAAATATCTACCTTGTTTATGTAGAATATGGCATGATTGATATAATACTTTGTCTTTTCTAGATGCCACACCTATACGTGTAAGCGTTTCTCTGACTTTTAAAAAGTCGTCAGGTTGTACGAGGGTTACTTCTAGTGGAGTATATCCCGGATAATCAATGTGAAAAATATCTTCAGCCATTACGACCACCTTTTATTAGTTTTGTTCTTAAATAATCTAATTTTGAATCATCAAAGAGTGGGAGTACTTGGCGGGCTTTTTCTGTGCTATATCCATAGTATTCTTTAATTACTTCGATCGATTCAAGTTTGTCCGCTTTGATCCATTTGTTGAATCTTTTACGGGGCCTAATAGTATTTATAAGAAACGAAAACTGCATCTTTTTCTCAAGATGCGGGCGGGAATTCATCTCATTTGCAGGGATTACTGTGTCATGTCCGTAGGATAGTCCTTTATTAATGATAAACGGGTTGTATTGTTTCTCAGACCAATCATCTACAATAAGGTTATCTTTTGTATAATGAATGGCATTAATGAAATCAAAGGGGGAAATTGCAGGAGCCTTATAGGGAACTTCTGCAGGTTTTTCAACAGGCGTTCCAAATAAACTCATGTTAACATCCTTATTAGCCCTACTGAATCTATTGTTACCAATAGCAAGTAGTTAGCCAGCATCCCAAATGATTTCCTAGTAAAAGCAGCCCAAGCATACATACCACAGCCGACGATCCAAATAGGGTAAAGAGAAAGTAAGGGCGGATTGGGGACTGTGAGAGCCATGGTAATTGAACACCCAATACTAATACCCCAAGCAAGCAACTCCACGCAAAAACGAAAGCGATTAGTAGTGTAGTCATCTTTAATCCAATCAAATGTAGGTTTTAATAACTCAATCATTTAAACTCTACCGAGGCCATGATCTCTGTTAAACAGGCAACAAGATTAATTTCTTGGTCTGCACAAAATGCTGATTTATACTGATAGTCTGCAAGTAACAAAACAAGTTGAGGAACTTGTACTACGCTATCACTCATTGTGTCGTAGAATTTACGGAACAATGTCTGTGGATCATTGTCAATGTTATTAACAACCCACGTACGCATCTTCTTCCAATCTTTATCTTTAAGGGCAGCTGTGAGTTCTTGCATATTGATCTCACCCATATTGACAAGAATACCTTCATCAATACTGCCCGAAGAACTATAACGCTGTAGTTCATTTAGAATACGACGATAATCAGGGAAATGTTTTTCGATTACTTTGGCAATAACTTTATCATCTGCGTCTACAGACTCATGCTTGAGAATCTCAATAACACGCTTGAAGAATGCAGATGCAATCTTTGGCTTTTCTGATTTAGGTAATTTAAATTCAACTACCGCAGTTCTAGAATGAAGCGGAGGAATAATACGATTCTTAAAGTTACAAGTAAAAATGAATCTGCAATTGGATGAGAACTCTTCCATAAAAGCACGAAGTGCCGGCTGAGTAGAATTGGGATTCAAATAATCAGCTTCGTCTAGAATAACGACCTTTGGCTTGCCACTGAATGATACAGTAGAAGCAAATTGTTTAATCTTAGTACGAAGAACATCAATACCAGATTCTTCCGATCCGTTAATGATGATATAATCTGTTTGTAGTTCTTCACATAATGCTCGGGCAATTGTGGTCTTGCCCATACCTGCGCCACCGCACAATAGCATATTTTGAATCTCTCCTTTAGAGAGCATTTCCTGAAAGATCTTCTTTTGATCTGCAGGAAGAATACAATCGGCTAATGTGCGAGGGCGATACTTCTCAACCCACAAAAACTCTTGTTCACGAATATCCATAATAACTCCATAATATTAAATTTGCGTATTAGCGCACCCAGTCTCGTTTAAATAACGAATCTGGATTATTTGCAACATCCAAAGGGATGCCGGCTTTTTCAATTAGATCATTTCTTATATAAATGTTATTCCCGGTATGGCACACTAATGTATATCCTTTTTCTTTTGCAACTTCGTTTGTTGCGGAAAAAGTATTACCGCCAGTATTACCATTTACAGATTGAGATTCAGGAGAACCATGTCTCCATATAATACCAGGTGCAACTGAACTATTGATTTCAATGACAACAATCTTCGGTGAATATTCTTTTAAAGAATCCCAAACATCTAGATCAAATGAATCAATATCAATAGATATACATTCAAAGTCTGTAGGAATAGGTGTTCTTTTCAAAATATTATCTAAAGAATTTTCACTTGTGGGATCATGCGATACAAATGCTTCGATTGGAATAATCTTTTTATAAAATTGAGCTGTCTTATTTAGATCAGGAATTTTTTCACTTGCACCTTCCACAAACACAGCATGCATACCTTTTTGTACAAGATTATATGTATTACTATACAGTATACCATCCCATGCACCAATGTCCACACACCAAGAGGTGTCATAATTAACATCTAACCTACGAAGAATTTCTTCAATAATTCCATCTTCTCCATTTTGAGAATGTACGTTGTTGCTATAATTTCCAAACATTTTATACCACCGAATCCGGTTCCATTGCAATAAAGTATTCAATTGCTTTTGTAGCGTGTTGGAAGTGGAACAATTTCTTTTTAGATACTGTTACTGTATAAGCATCGGGTACAATTTTAAAATTGTCTACAGACATATGGCATTCAAATGCTTCATCACTTGCACCAATTGTTTTCTTATAAGTATTTGCAGTATCGTTTTTCTTATCACCGATAGTCAATACAACTGTGCCGTCTTTTGCTGTTACTGAAATCGTAGGAGCTGCTGTAATGTTAGCTGCCTTCATAATCATATTAACATCTTCTGCGGACAATTGGAATTGAAAGTGATTATCAATCTCAATAGATTTGTCAGGAGCCGCAACAATTACGTTTGCGTTAGAATAGAAGTATTCAAACTTACCATTGTTCTTAGAGATAGTCAATGACTTCTCGCCAAACTCAACATCTTGATTCTCCATCAATGTCAACAATGCCAACAAAGAGTTTAAATCATACACCGCAACCTCAACGGGGAAGTCTTCTGCTACTGTGGCCTTAGCAAAGATGTTCTTTGCTGTGCTGATTGTAGACAGTGTCTTACCTTTTCGAATAAGAATATTACTGTTTACCGCAGCAAAGTTCTTCAAAATTTGGATTGTTTCATTACTAATTTGCATTATATATCTCCTAAATTGCAATTTTGTTCACGTAAAAATATATTATAACACCGATACATAAAAAAGTCTATACTATTTTTTGTATCTTACGGATTGTTTCCGGTTCATCTTTTACAGCTGTTTCAATATCATGCACATACAACAGCATTAACGCATAATGTAGTACTTTTAATAGGTCTTGTCTGTCACGACCATTCTTCTTTCCATAACGCTGAACGTATTTCATTACATTACCTGCAGTAAATCCTACACCATGTCCGTTATCAACAATAAATTCAGTTGCCTGAAATTTATTCATTGAGTAATGTTGACCATAAGTTGAATCAATATATTCTTGAAACTCTTTAATCAATTCACCTTCATTATATTTGTAATCTATTTTTTCCACGGGAAATCTCCATTATATTGTTGCTTCATTATTTCATTGCCTTGTTTAAAAAACTGGCCCTGTACCGAATCTGCTCTATTGCCTGCTCTGTAATTAACAGTATACATACCAGTTACATTACAGTCTATTTTATTATCTTTTAGCGTACTTGTCAATGCTCTATCAACTTCAGGTTGATCGTCTGGATGTCTTGCACGTCTATACCAAATGGGTGATAGTTCAAGTGCCAATGGCTTTGGCAAAAAGAAACAATTAACATCCACGAAATAATCATTAAGTACGGATCTCCAATTACCTAACGATTCACAATCATCGTTACAAATGAACTTGCCGTCTGCATCAACAATCTTTCTAAGAGAACATGCCCAGCCGCCATCTTTAATAGTATTCATTAAGCTCTTAACATGGTCAGTATCGATCCAATTATCTTCATCTAAGAAACAAATATAATCACCCTTTGCCAAATAAGTAGATGCGCCATATATTCGATGACCATTATATTGTTCCGTTCCTGTTGGATACGGAAGAACCAATAAATCTATGTTAGGCTGATTAAGAAGTTTTAATTGTTCCGTAACTTTAACGACATGCTCTTGGCCATCGACAACGACCAAATGTTGTATGTCAGTATATGTTTGTGCTTGAACCGATAAAATATTTTTTGTTAAATAATTCGAACCAGTTGTTGCTGTGATAACAGTTACCTTACTCATTTGCTGCTTTTTTCCATTGATAATCATAATCAGATTGTTGAATGTCTTTATGTGAAAAATCTTTTCTTGCTAATACTGTTCGCACCATAACGTAGACAGGATTGGGATGTTGTATATCATGCCGCTCACCTTGGCCGGGAGGATCTAATTCATATGTCCAAGAAAGATTTGCGGTGTCTCCTACAAACACTTGTGTATCTTTATAACCATTCTTTTCAGAATACATCGCAAAGAATAACTCAGGAGAGAATTGCCAAAATCCATGGCCGCAGTTATTATTTGCAGGAAGCGCATGAATAATTTGTCCACCGACTTTACATAATTTAGTTATGTTTTTAAATGCTTCATTAATATTAAATACGTGTTCTAATGTGCCACTATCAATAACAGTATCATATTCTTCAGTTGGGTCTAAAGGCAGATTCATATCATGAATAATGTTTGCGCCCTCATAATCAGAATAGTCTATAGAGTCAACCTTTGTTGCCCCAAAATATTCTAACAACATATCGTCACAATATTCTGTAGGGGTAAAATCTTTTATATTTAAAAAATGTTCTACATTGTGTTTTTGCACATGAAGACCTTGTCTGCCTGCGGTAATTGTTTTGCCAAATGCGCCGTGTTGAGCACAGTTTGCTAAAAATTGCATCTCTTGATTGCCAATTCCCATATTATTCCTTATAACAAAAGACCTGAATTAAATTTAAATTTGACTGGAGTAGATTTAGGATCAAACCCTGCACATGCTGCAAGTGTCGGTGGATACATAGGCATATCGTTTTCGTCATACCCATTGCCACAAAAGTCGTAAGGATTAACTAATTTTTGTCTAGTTTCTTTGAACCATCCATCATGCATACAATGAACCATCGCATCATTGGTAACTAATGGCCAAATAACATCTCTTAAAAATATTTGATCACCCACATAGTAATTAAGTTCTTTTGTATAAGAATTCATTAAATTTAATATAGGGGTTCCAAACTTACCTTTGTATCCAAACGCACATCCTATAATAGGAAATTCAAAATGCGCTTGATGATCTCTAAATGTGTGAAACTTTTTATCAGACGCAATCCATTCATTAACTGCTCTTTGTTCTCTGACAGTTATTCTGCTATCAGAATCACGAACGATTACAATATTATTTTCATCTTCAAACATTGCTCTAAAGCGCCAGTACATTCCATATGAACCGTCTGTTACTTCTATAATGTTAGCATCTGTTAAATTGGAGAATTTACTTTTATCATCTGTATAAATTCTAAATTCCCAATCAGGATAATATTTCTTTGCTAATTCATATTGACGATTTGCGCCAACGATATATCTGGGATCATTGCCCCAAACACTTAATGATATAATTTTCACCATATAAAATTCTCTTTATAGTATTCCACAATCTCAACTAATGAATCTTTAAACTCTGCTTCTGGTTTCCAGCCCAATGTTTTTAATTTAGAATCATCTATAGCATATCTAACATCTTGACCAACACGCTTTTCAGAAAAATCCATAAATTCTGTATAGTGGATAACATTCCAATTAAAGAATAAATCAACTAAATGTTTAGCAACAATAATATTTTGTTCCTCATAGTTACCAGAAATATTATAGGTTTCGTTAACGGTGCCAGATTCAATAATTTTTAATACTGCATTTGCGGTGTCAGATACGTGCAACCAAGTTCTTCTAGGAGATCCGTTGTCATGCATGATAATAGGTCTACCTAGCGATAAATTTTTAATTGCTTTAGGAATAAACTTCTCAACATATTGACCAATTCCATAATTATTAGTTGGTCTAACAATTACATAGGGAACATCATATGTTCTGGCCCATGCAGTTACCAACATATCAGCTGCTGCTTTTGTCGCTGAATATGGATTGCTTGGTTTTAATAAATCTGTTTCAGAATGAAACCCATCAACGATATCTCCATACACTTCATCTGTACTAAAATGTAATAAAATTGGTCTACGAGCTTTTGGTATAGCTTTAATTAGTTCTAGTATTTTATGGACACCGTTAATGTTACTTCTAAGGAAAACATCTGAACTAACGATACTATTGTCGACGTGTGTTTCAGCTGCGGTATTAATAAAATAATCGCAGTCATGAAGTCTGTCTAGATCATTAATATCCAATTCTAAAAATTTAAATTTTGGATATTTTAATAAGTCTGGAAGTAAATTTAGATTGCTTGCATATGTTTTACTATCTATCCCTAAAACATGATAACCCGCATCTAAACATTTTTTGGTTACATGATAACCTATAAATCCAATACACCCTGTAACATAAACAACTTTAGTCATTATAAACTTTCAATCCATGTCCAATGCCATACAACTTTAATCCTCCGAACTCTTCTAAAGTACTGATATCAACTGGATGGCCTATATATTTTTCGTCACTTGTAGATTCAACTACAAATCTTTTCTCTATATTATTTATATCGCAGTACATCCCCAAAAATTCACTTAGGGTAATTTTGTTCCGATATACACAATCTATATCATTACCTACTAACCAATCGTTAGTGCCATACTTATCTAATGAATAATCAATAACATTATATAAATCTTGTACTGAAAAATAGTCGAATTCGCGATCATTCTTTATTTTAAATTTGCCTTCGGTTGAATTGTATTGTTTTAACAATCTATGTGATGGTTCACCTGCACCAAAACACCCATATAATCGTAGTGTCAGATACTTAGGACCAAAACACAAATTCTTAATTAATCTTTTGGAAAATACATACGCATTTCTTGCATTGGTTTTTTCAATGCCGGAACCTAGATTAATATAAAATTTAAATTTATCCTCATTGGTATAGAAGTTATAGAACACTGCCATGTTCTTGCCAACGTTCCAAGCATTGTTTTCGTGTAGTTCTGTTTTACCACCGAAGGTTAAACAATTAATAACAACATCGGGACGAAGAACATCTAATATCTTTGTAACTGTTTGGTTATCCAAAAGATCTATTTCATTTTTATAGATGGGAATAACTTCATGTTTTTTAGATAATAACGGAACAATATATGAGCCAACAAATCCGCCGGCGCCAATAATCATTACTTTAATCATAAATTAGTATCAATAAATGGGAACATCATATCTAAAGATCCACTAATAATTTTTCCTTCAGCATCTCTTTTGCTTTGAACTCTAGGAATAATTAATTGATCTTTTACCATATTAATTTCAATAATTGCAGGACCTTCTAGTTTTAAAAGATCCTTTAATTGACGTTTAACATCTGTTAGTGTGTTTAATTTGTAAGAAGGTATACCATATGCTTCGCCTACCGCAACAAAATTAGGATTACTTACACCGGATAATTTATCTGCACCTAATCTATTTTTACTAAATAAATTATCTTGCATCAAACTAATAGCAAGGTAACCTTGATTATTTAGGATAATTATCTTAATAGGTAATCCATAGTGAACTACCGTTTGTAGTTCTTGTATATTCATTTGAATGCCACCGTCACCTGCAATGCAAATAGTTCTAGCTTTATTTGCTACATATGCACCTATTGCTCCAGGCAAACCTACTCCCATGGATGATTGACCGCTACTTGTAAATAAACGATTGGTGCCTATGCTTCTTAATGCTTGCATTGTGCAGGTAAAACTTGTTCCCATGTCAGTAGAAACAATATCATTTTCTTCTAAACAATTACCTAGTTCTTTTATAAAATCAAAGCTGTTAATAGAATAATCATTTCTAGTATGATTTTCATTAAATACTTGGTAATCGTATTTCCATTTAATAATAGAATTAGTCCATTCTGTCTGAGGTGCATTATTAATGTCTGCCGCAAGTAATGCAGGAATAAATGTTTTTAGATCTTCTACAACGGGATAATCAATTGTTAAAGTATGTTTATAGATTTCATTTTCATCTATATCAACCATTATCTTTTTGGCATTGGGCGCGAAGTCTTTAGTGTTATATCCTATACAAGGAATACCTAATCTTGTACCTAAAACAATTAATAAGTCTGCTCGTTGTACTGCAAAATTTGCAGCGCGCTCACCTAACAGACCAAAGTTGCCGACATATAATGAATCATTATAATCAAATAAATCTGTAGCATTCCAAGTACAAATAACAGGAATATTTAGTTTAGTTATTAACTCTTTAAATTCGTTTTCCACACTTGCAATATGTATTCCGTTGCCTGCAACCACTAGAGGTTTCTTTGCATTTCTAATAGCATCTAATATAACAGATGGTATATTAGATTGCTGTTTAATGTTTTCTTTAACATATTCTAATTGCGTGTCAGTATCAATCATAGTAGATTGAATATCAATAGGTACATCTAACCACACTGGACCTGGTCTACCTGATACTGCAATATCAATTGCTTTTTCTACTTCATATTTAATTGTAGATGCATCTCTTAATTGAATAGCATACTTGGTACAATGTGTAACCATACTAATAACATCTGCTTCTTGTAATCCCAGCTGTCGTAGTTTGCGAGGTTCTGCTGATAGTGTTTGATTTGTTGGAGCTTGTCCGCTAATAACAATCATAGGAATACTATCTTGCCATGCGCCTAAAACTCCGTTGATTGCATTAGTTGAACCGGGACCGTTAGTTATAAGAACTAACGCAGGCTTTTTTATGATACGAGCATATCCTTCTGCGGACATTGCAGAAGCTTGTTCGTGATAATTGTGAATAACACTAATGTTAGATGTTCTAAGACTTTCCAACAAATGAGCGGCTGCGCCACCTGTAATACAAAATGAGGTATCTACTCCATGCTTTTCTAACAATTGAATTATATAATCACTTACTTTTACTCTCATAATTTTCCTCGACATATTTTAATGTATCTACCCAAGATTCAAATCTATAGCCGTTATCATCTATATAAAGAAATCCTCTTGGTTTTTCTGCAGTAACTTCTGTAATACAATCGGCTATGCTATATTTATATAGCCATTCCCACACTAATTCTGTACCTGTTTTGCCATTAACTAATGGTCGATCTTTTTTTGCTTTAGCAGTAAAAATTATAATTTTATATTTTTTACTTAGTTCCCGAACGGCATCTAAACTACCTTCAATCGGATATCCATATATAGTACCGTCGTGAAACCCAAGATGATAAGAATGTATAACACCATCAAAGTCAATACATAGATTGTTTGCGTCATCTGAAAACGCTGGAGGAAAATGGTTTTTCATTTAATAAACATCACAATCGTATTTTTAGCAAACCCATCCATTTCAGATGCAACTTGCTTAACAACTTTTATTTGACCTACATCTCCAGGTTGCGTAACAAAGTGACTACACCCATTAATAGTTTTTATTAGTCCGCCTTGTAGGAATAATATATTAACCCAGGGATCATATTGATCCAATATAGAAGTATCATCAACATAACAAACATCAAGAGTACTTACACCCAATGTGTAACTATTAATACCTTCTTTCGAAGCAACAATATTTAAGCAAGTATGATCTTTAGGTATTTCATAGTTACTATCTTCATACCCTTTATTTTCTCTACCATAGTTATCTCGTAAACGAACTAGATCATCTTGGTCTACGGGAGTTTCAATTTCTAACATAACAATACCGTTATTGCTAATTGCACGTGTTTGATGAAACAATCCTCGACGAATCATTTTCTTAGCAGGCGCTGTTAACAGAGCTTGATCTGCAATAAAACTAATTATAGCTTGACCTTCAACTAAAACAAGACCAGTGCTCTTATTAGGGTGGCAGTGCATGCTTGTTTGCTCACCGTGACAAATATGTAACACCTTAAGTGCTACATCATTATTCTGATAGGCTATGTATTCATACCCCCACGGTTTACAAATAATATTATTTTGCATTTGTTGTGTTATACAATTCAATTGCTTTTTCCATTCTTATGCTCCAAATAAACTCATAAAACCATCTACAGTTTCTCCGATATAGGCAATTTGTTCTGGAGTAATAACAGGACTTGTACCATGAAAATAGGTATTAGTCATTGTCATTGTGGCAACAGGAAAATTGTCTCTTGCATCTGCAGGATTCATTAAATGTGAATATGCAGGCTGTAACATAATATTACCAGCAAAATAGGGTCGCGTCTGAATTAAATTCTCTTCCAAATAGTCTACAATGTCGCTACGCTTGAAAGGGGCGCCTGCACGAATTGTTAATGGGAATGCGAACCAACTTGGGTCTGAGTATTCTTGTGCTCTTGGTAGATGGAAATACTCCTCGTACTTGCTGTAGATATCAAAAAGCAAACTATAATTACGACGACGTAGGGCATGAATAGTCTCCAATTTATCTAGTTGTACCAACCCCATTGCACCTTGTAGTTCAATAGGTTTAAGGTTATATCCAATCTCGTCATAAACATACTTGTGGTCAAAAATTTCGCCTGGCATTTCGGGGATCCATTCTTGGAATCGTTTACCGCAAGAACCACATTTTAGTTTATTGGCTTCCGGGCCTACACAATAACAACCTCGGCCCCATTCTCTAAATGAACGAAGAATAACTTCTGTCTCATAAGACTTACATGCTACAAATCCGCCTTCGCCCATTGTCATATGATGTGCGGGATAGAATGAGCAAGATGCCATTTCACCATATGATCCCAGTGGTTGGCCGCCATATGTAGAACCCAAAGCATCACAACAGTCTTCTAATAGAATTAAATCATAACGATTAACAAGTTCCATTACCCAACGCATATTAGGAGGATTGCCCAAGACGTGAGCAAATGTGATTACTCGAATGTCATGTTTCTTAATTAGTTCTTCCGCTCTAGTTAAATCTAAATTAAGTGTATCTAATTCAATATCTAAAAATACAGGTTCAAACCCTACTTGTAATGTTGGATTTAATGTTGTGGGAAAACCTGCAATAGGCATCAATACCTTTGTACCTTTAGGTAGATTGTATCCTCGCTTAGATGTAAGCGTAGACATCATTAATAAATTAGAACTTGATCCTGAATTAGTAAGTATTCCAAAGTTCTTTTGAAATTGTTTAGGAAATTGTTTCTCAAATTTTATTGATTGATCGCCCATTACAAGCCAGCTATCTAACAATGTAGAAACTGCTGCCGTAATTTCATGTTCATCAAAATAAGGGCCAGCATAGTTAACAAAGTCTTTTCCTGCTACCCAAGTCTTTTTGCTGTTTTTATCTTGTATAAATTCAGCAACGCTTTTAATAATGTCTTGTTTGTTCATG